GCAGATTCGAGCCAATAAACATTGAACCTGATATATTGAACGATATCTCTGCTTTCTATCGTAGTATTAACCGTCCGTTTGATCGTCGTGGGTTGCAGCGCGAGTTGAACCGGATGAGACGAGAATACCTCCGCACTCCGTTAACCGCAGAGGGTGTAGAAGAACGTCGTCGTCCAAGATTTACAACTGAAACATCGCAACAACAAACACAAACTTCCACGGCGCCGACTCCTCCAACGGCAGCAGTGGAAACGGGAGCCGTCAGTAATCTCCCCTCGACGGCTCCCGTACAACCCATGACGAATCAAGTAGCACAGTCCACGATCCAGGATCCACGGACCAGGGAGTTGTTTGAAAGATTACGAGGTACTGGATAATGTTTCGTTGGCTGCTACACTTACTACGTGCACGACACACGAGCGACATGAGTCAGCACCGTCTTCATACTACCCGGTATGAAGATCTCTGTATGTAGGGGGCAACCATGAACCTAGAACAACTTCAACACGAGCTTGCCATCGACGAAGGATGCAAGCTGGAAATATATTTAGACCATCTCGGCTACAAAACTTGTGGTATCGGACACCTTATTACCGAAGATGACGAGCTTTACGGGTTCGAAGTGGGCACTACGGTCTCTCAGGAGCACGTCGATGAACTATTCCACGAGGACATCCAACGAACTGTACGAGATTGCGAATTATTGTACAACGATTTCAATGATTTGCCTGAAGAGGCACAATTATGCATTGCGAACATGTGCTTCCAACTCGGTCGTCCACGGCTCTCGAAATTCCGAAAAATGAAAACAGCGGTCGATAATCGAGACTGGCCCGAGGCCAGCCGCCAGATGTTAGACTCCAGGTGGGCTAAACAGACTCCGAATCGGGCGATGCGCTTGGCTCATCGGATTCAGGCGTTGGGTGATACATAAGATAGAACATATCACAGTCCTTGCAGTGTAAATTCGAGACGATGAAGTAGTCTTCGTCGTCCTCGGTGTCGTGGTCCCCACCCCAGATCACGTCACCGCCGCAGGCAAAACATTTCAGGCTCATCCTACCTCTCCCCAGTTGTCGCCAAGCTCGGCATCCACGTCGAACGGCACCTTCAAGTCTGGTACACAATTTTTCATGATATCTACAATTTTGTCGGATTGTTCACGAGAGTTCACGCTAAAACACAATTCGTCGTGAACCGTTAGCATTGGCACCAGTCCTTCTTCATAACACGTCACCATCGCCTTCTTGGTCTGGTCCGCGCTTGACCCTTGGATCAGTCGGTTCAGTGCCTTGTAGGTGAACGCGCGGCGGATCATACCCTTGCCCCCATATTCCTTGACCGCCTCTTCAAGGGGCAGCGCACGGTGGTATCCGTAAGACCTTGGCTCCCATGTGTCGAACCGGCACTTGCGGCCCAGCCATGTGCGGATCACACCCTTGTCCATAGCCTGACTCATTGCCAGATCGGCCATGCCTTTTACGAACGGAACTCTGTCATGGTATTTGTTCAACAATCCCTTGGCATCCTGCTCGGTGATGTCGAGAGTGCCTGCCAGCTTCTTCCGGCCCATGCCGTACATGATGCCGAGGTTCACGGTCTTGGCTTCCTTGCGTGACACACCTGCCATGTCCGCCACCATTTGGTGGAAGTCGGCATTGCCTTCGTGGTACATTCTCACCACATCATCGATCTGTGGATCCCGCCGGGCGCCGGTCAGCGTGGCGCAATAGTGTGCCAGCCAGCGTGGTTCTTGCGATGCATAGTCAAAGCTGCCCCACTGCTCTCCATCCTCCGGGATGAAGAGACCCCGGATCATCTTTTTGATTTCGGGGTCACGAGCCGGGATTTGTTGGAGGTTCGGGTTGGACGAAGAAAATCGTCCGGTAACTGTGCCCCCTTCATCTGAACGAAGAGGGTGAAAATCACAATGGATACGACCGTCATGCGAATGTTCAAGAATCGTTTGAATAAATGTTGTGTTTGCCTTGTTAAATTCACGAAGGCGTACAATTTTTTGCGCCACCGGGTGAACGTGGTTCGCAAGAAATGCTTTTGTAAAGGCTGGCGCATTAGACTTTTTTGTCCTGTTGTAGTTCAACCCAAGAGCGTCGAACGCCTTTGCTACGGATGCAGCGGCCCACGGCTCCACAAGGACGCCAGTCTCTTCCTTTACTTCTTTAAGTAACACATCTTCGCGGCGCTTCAGTTCCTTCTGCACATCGTGTGCCTTGTCTACATCAACACGTACACCTTTCGCTTTCATGTCGAGCAGCAGCGGAATCAGTGATGTCTCTAACTCGAATATGCTGCTGACTTCATCCTTGTCGATGTCTACCCGCAACCTATCCCACAGGCGCAGGGTAACGGAAGCGTCCTGCTCTGCATACCTGCCCACAAACGAGGCATGCAGCTTCCACATCTCTCCCTTGGGATTAACGCCATACATTTCTGCCGCAGCCCGTAGCATCTTCTCGTTCTTGTACTCGCCAAGATACCCACCGGCTAGGCTGTTCAGGTTGTACCACCGACGGTTCTCGTTCAACAACGGCGCCGCTACCATCGTATCGATGATCTTGCCTTGCACCTCGATGCCGGCCCAACGCAGCCAACCCAAATCGTACATGGCGTTGTGCATAATCTTCTCGATGTGTGGCGTGGCAAGCTGCTTCTTCAGCCAGTTGACCACCGTCTTCTCCGGCATGTTACCACCACCTTGGTGTTGGATCGGGAAGTACCCAACGAAATCACCGGCAGCGACAGCGAAGCCGATCACATAGCCGTCGTTGCGACACCAACCCGGACCCAAGGTCAGCAGGTTCGGGTCACAGGTTTCAAGGTCAATGGCTATGCGTTCACAGTTGGTCAGGTCCGGCAGGGATGATGGCGGATACCACTCCTCTTCAAGGTCAAACAGATCAGCTTTCATCGTTCGAGATCTCCCCACCCAATGCGGCGTAGCCGATGATATCGGTCCACGAATCATCCTTGTGCATGTCCTCGGCAAGCCGAGCCAACTTCAATCCAACCATCATGGCAACCACTTCTGTCGGCGTGATCTTGTCCAACAACTTTCTACGCAGCAGCACGTTCCAGATCGCAGCGATCCGCTCGTGGTTTAGCAACGCCGGCCCATAGTCCTCGGCCCTCGGTCCATTGATCAGTTCTTCTGCCTGCTTCAGGAAGTGCTCTCTGTTTTTCATATTTCGAACCTATGGTTGGAGTGTGACTCGACAAGGTGTAACTCTTTGCGGGCACGGGTCATGCCCACATAGAAGACACGAGTCTCTCCACCCATGTCCCCGTCTCTAGTGATTACAGGGCTAGACTCCAGCAGGAGGAGGACGTTGTCTGCCTCCCCACCCTTCGCCTTGTGGATCGTCGATATCCGTATCCTCGGCTTGCCCGACAAGATAGACTCGCCCATCCGACGTACAGAAGTAATGTAGATCCGCTCCTGTTCCGACACGCGGATCACATCGTACCACGGTGTCTGGTCCGTGGCTTTCAGTTCGCACAGGTTTTGTAAGTCGGTGAGGGTATAGGTGGCTTCGGGGTCTAGGTTTGTAAGTTTGCGTCTGCCTGACTTGGTGATGACCGACGATTGAATAATCTTTGAGAAGGTCTTCAATTCTGTTGGAGAAACAAACTGATTTTTGCATAGCCGCAACCACACCTCGATGCCGTTCAAAACATTTGGGGAAATAGACCAGTCTGACCCCTCGCGCCAGAACAGGTAGCCCTGCTCCTTGAGGGTGTTCGCAACCTTGTTCGCGATGTTGTTAGTACGAGCAAGAATTAACCATTCGCCAGTTCGTAAGTCCACATCGAGGATATCATGATGCCACACCACAGCACCACCTTCTCGGGCAGGAAACCAATCTTTTTGCTGCCGAAACGCCAAGTGTTTTATGACATGGTTAGCTAGGGTATGTACCTCTGACGGAAGGCGATATGACGTACCTAAAATCGTCTTCTTTTCCGATGCGTTCAAGAAGTCCCGAACATCCACACCCATCCACGAGTAGATGCACTGATCGTCGTCGCCAGCAAAATAAACGCGCTTGGCGCATGGCTTTATTACTTCGTGAATCATACGCCACTGTAGTGGGACAAGATCTTGTGCCTCGTCAACAATCAAGACATCGAACAGCGGGGAATTACCTTGCAACACAAACTGTTCGATCATGTCTACGAAGTCCAGTTTGTCGGTCATCTTTTTGTAGTCTCGGATTACCTGATCAACGAGCTTCAACTGCGTGAAGTTTAAGTTCCAGTCTGCCCGTTCGCTGAAAACTTCCTCAAGTGTACTGCCTGTCACACGAGCAAGCTGAATCATGGTGTGGTATTTATCACCAAGTGCCTGCCCCGCAGCAAACAGAATCCCATCGTCCATACGGGTTGATGCTGCCGACTTCATAGGCAGGCCAAGTAGATCGCCAATCTTGTTGTAGTCCGCACCCTTCAATACCTTCTGCCCATTCAAACCAAGCTGGTTAAAGGCAAAGGAATGCAGCGTCCGGAACCACATCATCTGCTGTTCGTTGATGCCCAGCTTCTCGGCGGCACGTTCTCGTGCCTCTTGCGCTGCCTTCTTGCTGAAGGACATGAAAGCAATCTTGTCGGGCGGCGTTCCACGGTCCAGTTCCTGCTGAACGATGTTGATCAGTCGTGTGGTCTTGCCCGTGCCTGGGGGTCCAAAGATTGTGGTCTGCATTATGGCTTACTCCTGATCAGAACCGTCGTAGTCCACTTCTCTGTAGAAGTGAGGCTCAACGACAACCATCTTCTCTGTTCCCCAATGGTTATCGTCAGTGCATACCTGACAGGCATCACCTTGAGTCATCGATTCGTGGCGCTTGTAAAACACCTTCCATTTGGATTTGCATCCGTCGCAGTAAAAGTCAGCTATGTATCCCATTAGAACGGTATCTCCTCTCCAACTACATCGATCCCCGGCACGTCCACCTCTTGATGCTTGGCTGGAACCCACCACACACGAATCTGTTTCTGTTCCCCCGTCGTGGTTTTGAACCGCCTGTGGCCGTTCGCCTGTCCACCGTTGTTTAGTTCTTTCAGCCGTTCCTGTATCTGGCCCCGACTGTAGCTGTCGAACTTTTGGTTACGTAGAAACTTCATCAACGCTTCGAGCTTGAAGTACGTTAGTTCCTCGTCCTCGTCAGTGTAGGGCTTGCCAAGTGCAATCTCTTCAGCCGACTGTGCCTGCACCCGACCGTCACAATACGCTTCGACAAGCTCGTTGAACTGGCCCCTGTATGTCAGTTCGTGGGGCACATCAATGTGGTTCATGTCTTCCATTAGCATGGTCACGATGGTCTGCCAGTCCTGCATCTTCATCATGGGTGGCATGACATGAATCTGTTCCATGCATGCTTTCTGAAACTTCTGTGGTGTTTGCAGATCGTCAGTTGTCAACTCGACACGACGACCGCCCACATCGCAGAACCAGACCGGCGGCTCGGACTTCACCACGCATAGCCCTGTAACGTCCAACGCCATGCTTGTGACACCGATGCCAAACTTCTTGGTCTTGCATAGCGTCTTGTTACAGAAG